CCTGCAACGCATTAGCGAAGGGCGCAGCCATGCAAGCGTCTGCCGCGATGATGATATGCCAGATTGGGCGACTGTTTGGCGTTGGACTAAAGATGACCCAAAATTTGCCGCCGCTTTCGCTATCGCGAAAGAGGAAAGAGGGAACTATTACGGCGAAAAGGTTGCCGAAATTGCGCTGGCTGTGCTGGCTGGCAAGATCAAAGATAGCAATGCTGCGCGCGTTGCAATAGATGGACTAAAGTGGACGGCTGCACGGATGGCAAGCAAGAACTTTGGCGATCGTATGCAAGTCGAACATAGCGCGGAAAGCAGCTACGTTGACGCTTTGCGGGCAGTAAGTGAACGCATTGAGGTTGATGGGTTGGATGACAAAAGCAAGCTATCGCAAGAATTACGCGCGCGAAGCGGCGAGGATGCTGATCAGGGCGGGCTGGTTCATTAGCGCGTCAGGTTGTTAGCCTGAGGGTTATTGGCTGTCAGCAAGGCTTGTGCGGCTATGGCGCTATGGTGGCGCTATGGCGGGCGGGGTTTGCCGGATATTTCAGCCGTCTTTTTTGCTGATATATATTTTGACCCCCCCCTCTAAATTTGGGCGGGGCAGGAATATTTTTAGCCCATCCGCACACACCCGAACAGACCCCCCCTTAACAAAAGGGCAACAACCGGCACACGATGAGAAAAATTTTGGCAGACGCGCTTGTCCTCCAACGCGCGTTGGGATTGGGGCGGGCATTTGACTGATATACAAGACACCATTCTGAAGCTTCGGAATGACCCTGTTTTATTTGTTGAGCAAGTTATCCAAGCCAAGCCGCAGGCATGGCAGCGCGAGGCATTGCAGGCAATTGCAAAGCACGACAAGGTTGCGGTTAAAAGCGGTCACGGCGTTGGTAAAACGGCTTTTGAGGCATGGACAGTGCTTTGGTGGCTGCTAACGCATTATCCCTGCAAGGTGGCAGTTACGGCTAACACGGCGCACCAGCTAAACGATGTTCTTTGGACGGAGCTTGATAAATGGGCGCGCAAGCTGCCTGACGGCTTTAAGGACTTGCTAGAGTTTAAGACCGACAAGATAAGCCTAAAGGGCGCCAGCGACAGTTTTGCGGTTGCTAGAACAAGCCGCAGGGAAAACCCTGAGGCGCTGCAAGGCTTCCACAGCGAAAACATGCTTTTTATATGCGAGGAAGCATCTGGCATCCCCGATGTGGTTTTCCAAGTTGGCGAAGGCTCGCTAAGTACCAAAGGCGCTAAAATTATCATGGCGGGGAATCCAACCCGCGCGGATGGCTTTTTCTATGACGCTTTTCATGGCGACAGGGAAGCTTGGCATTGCATTACAGTGAGTTGTGAAGATGCAGATACGGTTTCTGAAAAGTTTGTCGCTGACATGGCTAACAAATATGGCGATGACAGCAACATCTATCGCGTCCGCGTTCTTGGCGAATTTCCAACCCAATCGGATGATGTTCTGGTGCCACTACATTTGGTTGAAAGCGCGGTTAAGCGTGATATCGAGGCTGCGTCTAGCACGCCGATTGTTTGGGGCTTGGATGTCGCGCGATATGGATCGGATCGATCTGCCCTCGCTAAAAGACAAGGACAAGTTCTTTTAGAGCCAATAAAAACTTGGCAAAACAAAGATTTGATGACGTTGGCAGGGATTATTCTGAGCGAATACGATAACACGCGTTATCAGGACAGGCCGACACATATTTATATTGACAGCATCGGCGTTGGTGCTGGCCTTGCTGACCGCTTAAAGGAACTTGATCTGCCGGCTTATGGCGTTGCTGTTTCTGAAAGTCCTAGCCTAAAAGACAAATTTATGCGGCTGCGCGATGAATTATTTTGGAACGCCCGCGAATGGTTTGAGGCGCGCGACTGCCATATTGAGAATGATGAAGCCTTAATAAGCGAAATAACAAGCATCCGTTATAAATACCAAAGCAACGGCAAGCTGAAAATCGAAAGCAAGGATGAAATGAAGCGGCGCGGGCAAAGAAGCCCTGACGTTGCTGATAGCTTTGTTTTGACGTTTGCTGGCGCTGGCGCAATAGCAAGCGGCCACCAAACGCGCTGGAATAACAAGGCGGCGTTGAAGCGCGATATGGGATGGGTTGTATGAGCGACAACGTAATAGAATTCCCTGATAAGCAAGATTTGCACGTTGAGGTCACTTTTGATGAACCTGACGTTGTTGATGATATTTTTTATGGCCTGATGATTATGCTTCGCGGCATGACTGTCGATGATGAAGTCACATATGGCGAATGTGTTGATGCCTGCATTATGGCCGCCGCTTGGAGCGCCAAGCAGGCAGGCTATAGCGCGGATGATTTGATGGCGGTGTTCCAAAGCGTAAAAGTGGATGATGCCGATGGCTAAAAGCAAAGACCCCCGCATAACAAAAACAGGCGTGGCCGGTTACAATAAGCCAAAGCGGACGCCAAACCATCCAAAGAAATCGCATGTCGTAGTCGCTAAAGAAGGCGACAAGGTTAAGACCATCCGGTTTGGGCAACAAGGCGCAAAGACAGCCGGCAAGCCTAAAAAGGGTGAAAGCGCGGCCATGAAAACAAAGCGCGCATCTTTCAAAGCCCGACATGGCGCCAACATTGCTAAAGGCAAAATGAGCGCCGCCTATTGGGCTGATAAAACAAAATGGTGATCTGATGAGCCTTTATGAAAATATCCATAAAAAGCGCAAGCGCATCAAAGCGGGCAGCGGCGAAACCATGAAGCGCAAAGGCGCTAAAGGGGCGCCAAGCGATGCAGCTTTTAAGCGCGCCGCAAAGACTGCCAAAAAGACAACCAAGAAAACCAAGAAGGCGAAGTGATGGAACATTGTTCGACTTGCCCTTACCCGCAAAAGTGCGGCGCTAGGGGTCAATGCCTAACCGGCAAGATTGCCGGCGAGGCGACAACGCTGGCGCAGCCAAAGCCGATGTCAGTTTTAACAACTGATGGCATGGCTATGACCGGCATCATTAAAGGCGTTAAAAGAAAGCAATTTAAAAAGGCGGCAAAAAAATGAAATACGGTTCTAAAAAAGGCACAAAAAAAGGCACCAAAAAATCTGGTGCCAAATTGGTTTCTGGAAAATTTTGCAGTCAGTAATCTAATTTCTAAAGAGGCTGTTTAGGGATATTGTTATATCTGGACTGCCGGCAGCTTCCCAATCTTTATGTCTTTTATAAGCATCGATCTGAAATTGGCTTGCTGGCTTCCATTCTATATCACCATCTTCGTTGCTATAAATTGCATCCAACGAACCATCTTGCCATTCCAGATATTCAAAAGGCTCAAGCTTCCAATTAGTCATATCGCTCTCCCTAGCGGGCGGGGCTGTTAAGCCCCGCATTGGTTAAAAATTAAAATCGTAATGTTTGGCTGGCGTGTCGCTCATATAGTAACGGCTGCCGCAAGCGCTCTGCCATCTCATCTTTGCCTTAGACCATCGCAGCGTAACCAAGCGGCCTTCTTCGTCAGGCGAGATGCTCCATGCGTTGCGCTGATCTTCGTTGTTTGTGCAAATGTTGCTAAAGCCGCCGGCAACAAACTCTGGCTTCCAGCCTTCGGCGCGCTCTGCCTTCATGGCGCGGATAACAACTTTGTTCTCAGTGCGAACATCGACAACCTCAAACGGCTCGACATCTGAGTAACCAGAAAAATTTGCGAAAGCTTTAATTGGCTTATTGCGGGCGATTGCTTCGGCGTTTTGCTTTGCGATGTATTCGTTGCGATCATAAGTCATTTCAGTCTCCCTTTCGGGGCGGGGCGTTAAGCCGCCGCCTTGCTGTGTTTGTTAATGAAGCGTCTAAGCTGACGCGCGTCACGCTGGTAATCAGGGTCATCTTCGTTTGCATCGCAAATGGCTAAACGGTTTTTAGCTTCGCCTATAATGTAAGCGTCACTGTATTTTTCGCTGACCTCTTCTTCAAAGCCATCAACTAACAGCCCATCTTCAACATCAATGATGGTAAACTGGTAAACAAGCTCGCCACACTTGAATGCGTCTTTTACGATTTTGCGTAGTTTAGTCATATTGCCCTCCAAAGCAATTTGTTTAACTCATATGAAGATTATATGCGCATATTTACCAAAAGTAAAGCATAAAATACGCATAAAAAGGAAGTTTCTCGAAAAAAATGTATACCATTCGCACATTTCGCCGGCCTCGTCCGCAGCCATCACCGGAACAAATGGCGCCAAAGTTCGCGCTATGCGCTGGATGCGTGACGCCGAAGTTTTGCCGCGAAAATGGCAAATGCGATGTCGAAGCATTATCCAGGACAAAAGCCGTTAAAAAACAAGCAGTTAGCAAGAAACCAAAGGCCAGCAAATGAAAATGAACGATGAAGAAGTTGGTCAAATCGTTGCGCGCGAGATTTCTGACGCCCTTAATCATTACGATAGCGAATACGCTTCTGACCGTATTAAGGCGCTGGACTATTATCTAGGCGAGCCGTTTGGCAATGAAATCGAAGGCAAAAGCCAAGTCGTTTCGACAGAAACGGCAGACACCATCGAACAAATTATGCCTAGCCTGATGCGCATTTTTTGCGGCTCAGATAAATATGTTCGCTTTGCGCCCCGCAATGCTGAAGATTCCGAAGCCGCTGAACAAATCAGCGATTATGTGAATTACATAATCAGCCATGACAACAACGGATATCGCATCATTGACGCATGGTTGCGCGATGCGCTTTTGTTCAAATTAGGCGTGGTCAAGTTCTATTATGACGAAACCACAACAGTCGAAGAAGCTGAATATGAAGGCCTGACAGAAGCCGAACTGGCAAAGCTGCTAGAGAACCCTGATATTGATGTTGTTGCGCAATCTGAAAGCATAACTGAGATTGTCAACGAAATGGGGATGCTTCAGCCGGTTGCGGAAAGCTATGATATAAAGGTCAAGATTTCCAAGAAATCAGGCAAGGTTAAAATCGAAAACGTGCCGCCGGAAGAATTTATTTTTAACCGGCGCGCAAAGAGCCTTGAGGATGCCCGCTTTATTTCGCATCGCACAACCATGACTGTCAGCGATCTTGTCAGCATGGGTTTCGATGAAGATGAAATTGTTGAACATGCCGGCACGGCGCAAGTTGAAAACGAAGTTGAGCGCGATGTTCGCTTTGGCGATATTGGCAACGGCGTTGAAACCGATCCGGCTGATGACAGCCAGCGCCTTGTCCCTGTATTTGACAGCATTGTTTTGATGGACGCTGATGGCGATGGCGTATCGGAGCGCCGCCGCATCCTTTCTATTGGCGACACTGGCGCGCATATTCTTGAAAACGAAGTGACCGACATTATTCCGTTTGCCGTTATTAGCCCAATCTTGATGCCGCATCGCCTTGTCGGGCGCAGCATCTTTGATCTGACAAAAGATTTGCAGCAAATAAAATCTGTTTTGATGCGGCAATACCTTGATGCGACTTATCTAACCGTCAACCCGCGCACCGTCGCGGTTGAGGGGCAAGTTAATTTTGACGACCTTCTAGATGGAACCGCTGGCGGCATCGTGCGGGTTCGCAACGCTGGCGCCGTCCAGATGCTATCAGGCACAGGCGTTGGCAACGAAATCCAGCCATTAATGGGATATCTGGATTCTGTAAAGGAACAAAGAACAGGGATGAGCAAGGCTAGTCAAGGCCTCGATAGCAACGCCCTGCAAAGCACAACAGCAAGCGCTGTCGCTGCAACCGTTAAAGGCGCAGGCCAAAAGCTTGAGAGTTATGCGCGAACCATTGCTGAGACTGGTTTTAAGGATTTGTTTCGCGGTATTTTGGCGCTTGTTACCAAATACCAACAGCAAGACCGCATCATCCGCCTGCGTAACAAGTTTGTGCCAATCGACCCGCGCGAGTTTGATACAGAGTTTGATGTGATCGTAAATGTTGGGCTTGGCACGGCAGACGATGAACAAAAGATCGCGTTTCTGACACAGATCGCCGGAAAGCAAGAGCAAATCTTGCAAACGCTAGGCGCAAACAACCCGATGGTCACGATGCAACAATACGCCGGCACCCTGCGCGAGATTGCCGAAATCGGCGGCTTCAAAGATGCAAGCAAGTTTTTTAACTCGCCGGAGCAGATTGCGCAGCAAATGCAGCAACAACAGGCGCAGCAAGCGCAGCAAGGCCAACAGCCATCGCCTGAGATGATGAAGCTGCAACAAGACTTTGAATTAAAGAAAATGAAGATCGAAGCTGAAATCCAGCTAGACCGCGAAAAGATGGAAGCCGAACTTGAGATGCGGCGCGAGGAACTTGCGCTGGAAAGCCAGTTACGCGCAGCCAAAGCAATCACTGACGCTGAAATATCAACTAATTTGCCGCGAGTGTAAAAATGGAAAAAAGATCATCACCACCTAAAACGCTGAAGATCAAAGGCCAGCCGCACAAACTGGCTTACATCAACGATGTCGAAGAAGGCCTTTTGCGGGCTAGAGGCGGCACCGGCGAGATAGTGCATGGCATACCGGCCTTCTATAGTGACGATGATGATGCTTTTGCTGGCGCAGCCATGTCAGATTTTGAAGATAATTATGGCGGCGGCGGGAGAGATGGTGCTGAATACGCTCAGACCCCAAACCTTGATGACCTTATGGCCGGCGCGGCTGCGCGAAATAGAATAAACGCGCAAAATGCTGCGACAATAGCTGCGGCGCAAAACAAGCCAAAAGTCCAACAAGTTTTTGATGAGACAAATTATGGCGCAGCAACAAAAGCGCAGCTTGATGCTCTTGCTAGAAGCTTTGTAAATTCACGCATGAGTAACGGACAAAACCTTTTTGCCCCTTCAATTTATTCAAATCAACGTGTCGGCGGCAGCATTGGCAATTTCTTGAAAGGCGGCGGGCTAAACAGCTTGCGCGGAACATCGCTCTATTCAAACTATTTCGATGACCCATCTATCAACAAAGCTATCGGTCAAGCTGCAATAGACCAAATTCAAAACAGCGGCAGAATACAAAATGCCAAAGACGGCTATGGAGTTCCAAGCCTAGTCGGCGGTTTGGCTGGCGCCGTTGGCGGTTATAATTTGCAAAATATTCAAGACAAGATTGCGGCGGGTGGCCGACCTGTTTTAGATGAAAACGGCGTTGTGCAAGGCGTGTTCCATGAAGGCCTTTTTGGAATGGAAGTTTATAGCGGCAACCCCGTTGCCGGCATTGAAGGAACCGGCTATCAGGCTGATGGCTTTGGCGGTGATCCTGACCCTATAGAAAACCCATTAACCGGCGAAAAAGAATGTCCAGAAGGATATTTCTTTGACGAAGATTTGCAGGCCTGCCGGATGGGTTCAGCCGCAGCTAGTGATGACTCCGTTGCGCCAGTAACAGCGCCGGCAACTGGCGCATATTACCGGCCAACAGGGCTGGAAACAGCGTCAGCATTTACGCCGACCGGTTTTGATTATGATGCAGCAAATAGCGCGTTTCTGGACAGCTATGCTTATCGGCCAGAAAACTACCAAGATCAGATGAACCTTAACGGCTTCAAGCAAATAACATGAATGAAGGAAAGCTTCGCGAACAACGTGAGCGCGCAGCGCAGGCTGAACGCATCCTAAACGAGCCTCTAATTTTAGAGGCTTTTGATTATTTAGACACTGAATTTATGCGCGCATGGAAGCAATCCTCAGTCGAGGACACGCAAGCCCGCGAGCGCATATATAACCTGTGCCAAGCCCTAGAGGCGGTCAAAGGCCACCTCAAGTCGGTTGTTGAAACCGGCAAAATGGCGAAGGCGCAATTGGATCAACTTAAAAAATAGGTGTAAATTATGGCTGACAATTCCAATCAGGAAACCAGCAATTTTTCTATAAACGATGCAATGACTTCGCTTTTGCAAGACCCCGCAGCGGACAACCAAGCAGAAGAAGAAGCAGCACCAGCCGAAGGCCTTGAGCCGGAAGCTGAAGCCTCAGAAGATGAGGCGTTAGAGGCAGGCGATGAAACTGATGAAGATCAGGATGATGCCGAAGCCGATGACGCTGACGATGATGAGGAAGATGCCTTTGACGATGATGACCAAGACGATGACGATGAGCCTCAAACCCTAACCGCCGTTATTGACGGCGAAGAAGTTGAGATAACCATCGAAGAAGCGGTTGCGGGATATCAGCGCCAAAGTGCGTTCACAAAGCGCATGCAGCAACTCGCATCTGAGCGCAAAGCCTTTGAGGCTGAAGCGGCTCAGACAAAACAAATGCGTGATGCTTATGCGCAAGGCCTAACCGAACTATCTGAGCAACTACAATCCATGCAGGCAGAAGAACCTGATTGGGATAGGGCTTATGATGAACTCGATGCGAAGGAATATGCTCGCCTTGTCCAAGTCTACAACCAGCGCAAAGAACATAGCGCATTGGTTGAACAGGAAAGGCAGCGCATTGCACAAGAGCAAAACTTGGAACACCAACAGCTTTATCAGCGCCACCTAAAGAATGAGGGTGAACGCATGATCGAGGTCATCCCTGCATGGGCTGACAATGCTGTTCGCGATAGTGAACGGAAACAGGTGATCCAGTACGCTCAAACTTTGGGATATACCGCACAAGAGATATCGCAGGCCAGCGATCACCGTGCGGTCAAAGCGCTATATGATAGTTGGAAACTAAGTCAGATCAATCAGTCTGCCGGCGTTGCCAAAAAGAAAGTGCGCAAAGCCCCAAAGATGGCAAAAGCAGGCACTCCGCGCGCGAAAGGTGAAAGCCAAACCAGACGGAAGAAGCAATTAGCGAACCGGCTGGATACGGAACGCAGCGTCAATGCTGCTGTTGAACTTTTACTTGGATAATTAGATAGGAGCCTAAAATGGCACTCGCACAAACCTCGACTGCTGTTGGCGAAAAGGAAACTTTGGCCGACATAATTTATAAAGTGGATTCGGATGAAACTCCGATTTTTTCTGCAATCGCAAAAGAAACCTCAACTGGCATTTTCACTGAATGGCAAGTGCAGGAATTGTCAAGCGCGGGCGCTAATGCCGTTGCCGAAGGTGCCGATATGGCCGATACCGGCGTGACTGCAACTGCGCGGCTTGGCAACTACCATCAAATCAGCCAAAAGGGCTACATTGTTTCGAAGACACTTGACGCTGTGGATAAGGCGGGTCGTGCAAGAGAAGTGGCATATCAGCGGGTTTTAAAAGGCCTTGAGCTTCGCCGTGATATCGAGCATATGATCGGCAACACCGACCAAGCCCGCGCTTCTGGTGGAACACGCCAATCAGCATCTTTGTCATGCTGGATCACCAATGGCTCTGTTGGTGCCAATGCTGGCGCCTTCGCGACTGGTGATGGCAGCGACACAATCACAAATGGCGATGATCGTGCTTTGACACTGGCGTTGATTGACGATGCCGTTCAAGACGCATGGTCAGATGGTGGCTCACCATCAATGCTTGTTTGTTCTGCAACGAACCGCGCTAACATTAGCGATCTGGCTCAAGCCGGCACAAACTTGGTAACAAATCAGGTCAACACAACCGCAGCGACAGCCCCATCATTTGTGGGTTCCGTCAGCGTTTACATGACCGATTTCGGAACTTTGGACATTACTCCATCACGCTTTATGGGCAACGACCGCCTGTTTGTGATTGATCCAAACTTTGTGTGTCTGTCAACTTTGACTGGACGTAACTTTGCAGAGAACGACATTGCCAACACAGGCGATGCCGAAAAATCGCAAATCGTGACTGAGTGGGCTTTGAAAGTGAAGGCTCCAAAGGCTCACGGCGCGATCTTTGATCTGAACGGTTCTTAAAGCCAAAAATATAATGACTAAAGGGGCGCTTCGGCGCCCCTTTTTAAATGAGGTAAACATGACCAAAAGATTATTGAGCAAAGCCGGCGATACCGAAACTTGGATGCACGATGCTGATAAAGGTTTCATCATCGAAAAGCGTCAAGAAGTTGATGCCATTTTAGACGCCAATAAAGC